ACGCTGACCGGGGAGACGGAAGGGGTATTTGCTCCTCCTCCGTTGATGAGATTCAGAAGGACGAAGAATATTTCGGTTACTGTTGTAGACGGAGGGGATGAAGCGGAGATAGTAGAAAACTTCGGGGTGAATAGTTGGGATATTGAGTTGAATGGGCTGCTGGTGGATATGGATGAGCACGGATATCCGGGTGAGAAGGTGAAGGAACTGGCGACGTTTTTTGAAATTAACGATGTGATTGAGGTGGCGTGCCCGTTGCTGCTGGATATGGGGATTAAGGCTATCTACTTTAAGGAACAGGGATTTGAACCTGTGGAGGGTTATCCGGACACGGTGAAGTATACGCTGATGGCAAAGAGCATTAAGCCTGCGTTGTTTTCTTTAATTCAGTAAGGGTATGTTGTATTTGAATCTATGTTCGCGATTGACGGTTGAGCCTCAGACGGGCGGGAAGGTAGTTATTGACCGGATATCGTCTGTTGAGATAAGCAAGACGGTCGAGGTATTGGGGGATAAGGCTACAGTAGTGATTCCGAAGCGATATGGAGACGGGACGGAGAAGTTGACGTACTATATTGCGGCGGGTGACCGGGTGACGCTGGAATTGGGGTATAATGGCGAGCTGGCAGTAGAATTTACGGGCTATATCCGGGAGATTGAAAGCGGGTTTCCGATGAAGCTACACCTTGATGATGAGACTTTTTTCATGCGGCAGAATTCGTTTGTGAAGAGCTGGAAGAGTGTAACGCTGAAAGAGGTGTTGGAGTATATTGCTCCCGGTTATGAGATAGACTGTCACGACGCAACACTGGGTAAGTATCAGATTGATAATCAAAGCACATTGGCGGTGATTAGGGATTTGAAGGAGAGGTACGGATTCTACACGGCAATACGGGGTAAAAAGATTGTTTGCAAGTTTAAATACGAGATTGTAGAGGCGAAAGAGGTGCATGTGTATGACTTTACGAAGAATGTGAAAAAAAGTGCTTTGAAATACAGGCGGAAAGAGGATAAGAAGGTACGCGTGAAGGCGGTGAGCTATAACCGGGATGGAAAGAGGGTAACAGAGACAGTAGGCAGTAAGGAACAGTATGCCAGCGTGAAGACATTGAGCTTTACGAATAAGACGGCAAAGGAATTGAGAGAGTTGGCTCTGGCTGAGTATCAGAGAGTTTGTTTTGAAGGATTCGAGGGGACGGTAACGGGTTTTGGAATTCCACGGACGGGTGCTGGGGATACGCTAAAAATAGTATCTCCTCGCGAGCCGGAAAGAGAGGGTAAATACTTGATTGAGAGTGTGACAGTGAGATACGGCAATGCTTATTATGAACGGGTAAATAGATTGAGTTATAAGGTATGACGGTGGAACAGGCTTTTTTTGAGATGGTGGATACGCTGATGCGGCGCGCGGGAGGCGCGGTGGCTGGTTGCCGGGTGAGCGTGGGGACAGTGAAAGAGGTGGACGCGAAGGAAGGGACGTGTACGGTTGAGCGTGATGGAGCGCCGGAGCTGAATGAGGTGAGGCTGAATGCTGTGATTGATGAGGGGGTAAAGGATTGTTTCAGGGTGATTCCTTCGGTTGGTAGTTATGTATTGGTGATGTTGCTGGGAG